AGCAGAAATCGCCCTTTCTTTGAGATGTTACGCGCCTCTTATGCTAAACATTTTGAAGATTACCAAGGAGCTACCCTTGAAGCTTTACAGCACTATGCCGATCCTCATGAGAAGAAACTATTGCGTATCCATGCAATGGCGGAATTGATTGAGAATGGTGATGTAGAGGACTCACGTTCCTTGTGGGTCAAGAGTGTCCTGTGGAAGTTGAAGAAAAATGAGTGGGCCAAACCCGGCAAGAAACCTCGTTCAATCGGGGATCTTGGCGTCGGCGCATCCTTACTCGGCTTTCGTTTAACCCATTTCTTAAAGACAGCGCAAGCAAACGAGCCCGTTGAGATTAACGGAGGGCATATGTCCTTCTGCAAGTCTCCTGACCCGTTCGAGTTGGAGAGACATTTCAAGAACCTAATCGACCCTCCCGGCCGGTTTTATTTATTGTACTTCTCTGACGATGCTTGTTTGGCAATCAGAAATCCACGGACTAAGAAGGTTGATAGGTACAATCTTGATATCTCCTCTTGCGACGCGTCACATGGCCCTGGGCTCTTCAATGAACTCATCTGCCTTATGCCTGACGGTCCTACGAAGGATGATATGACGCGCCTTGTGAAACAATGTGCTGCCCCCCTGCGTATTTACTCATGCAGTGGCGACAAGAGAGAGAGAGTTGTTATGCGGCCCACTAGCCCACGACTCTACTCCGGGAGCACAATCACCACAGGTATTAACAACTTAGCCAATCTTTGTATTGGCCTCGCTATCAGTCAACTTGACTACACCGGAGTTTTAGATAACGACGGGGTTTGTCAGGAGATTGTGCGAGCTGCAGCCTCAGCTGGATACATCATTACTGGTGCAAATCCACTGGAGTTCATTGAGGATATTCAATTCCTAAAGAACTCCCCTGTTCTTGATATACAGGGCAATTGGCGGCCGTTAGTTAATCTTGGTGTGTTTCTGCGTGCGTCTGGCGCTTGTAATGGTGATCTGCCGGGTACTGGCCCCCTCCGTCCACGAGCCGAGGCCTTCCAGCGGGGTTTGTTGAAGTGTACTTTTCCTTATGCATCGAGTGCCTTAATTGGCATCTTGAACAAGCGATTAGGCACTGGACCAACTCTCATCACTAAAGATGTTGCTGACTCAATGTGGTACAAAACACGCGATAATCCTAATTATCCTCCCTTTATTGCTGATGATACTTCAATGTATCGCCGATATGGGTTGGATGGTGTAGATGTTTGCGAGTTAGAGTACGACTTTGGGAGTATGGGTTATGGAGAACATTACCATGGTCCAAGTGTCTCTAAGATACTTGACAAGGACTACGGCTTGAAAACTGTTCAATGTGATAACTCAAACTACCTCTTTCAGCACCACAACGCCCACTTTGTACCTGAGTTAGCCGCTTCGGCTGGCTAACTCCTCTCCTTCCCTCTCTGCAGCTCTCAGTCCCACCGTCTGAGCAAGAAAGCCCCTTTCTGGGGAGATAACTTGTTAAAATTCGCGTAAACCCAGAC